GAACCTTGGGGGGAACTCCCCCTATAACTACGTCGTTTTATGAAACCACGCTAAGTAGAGGAATTTATTAAAGAAATACCCAGTATTGATGATATGCCCTCTCTTAAAGCTCGATTGGGTAAATCCCGAACAGACCGAGTGCGTTACACCGGCAACGCCGACCCTACGCACCAAAGATGTGCAACCAATATACCGAACATTGTCATCTCAGAGATGCAGTTCAAACGTCCTACGGACTATGGTTGCACTATCTCAGATATAATTTACGGTGCTGCCCATATGGATTCAGGTAATAGCTTGCCTCTTAGTGTTAATCGCATTTACAACGTACTCCAATCTATTGAATTGATTAACACACGCGAAGTGATGGTCATGATGGCAATAGACAAACGCCAGGCTCAGCGATACGTCCGTGCTATTAAGTTTGTCATGCCTTACCTCACTTCAATAATTAATTCAGATAAATAAACCCCGCACTATTACTTTTATAATTTAGATCTGTTTTAATGCTTACCCCCAAATTAAACAAAGGACAAGTATGACTCAATGTCGTTCTATTGGCTGTATATCGCATGATGTAATCTTCGATGAAGAAGAAGATTTCTGCCCTGCTTGTAGTAATAAACTGTACATAGAAGCAAAATCCTACGGGTTTATCGCAGACCAACCGGAGTCAGTCCCTACATCTGTAGGAGGTGACAACGATTACTGGCTCGTAGACATTCCCAACCCTAAAAGGCTAGAGCCTTACACTGTCGAGTGTGAAGACATTATCGAAGCCCTCAACATGACCTTCCAGGAAGGCGAAGCTATCAAAGCTGTCTTTCGTAAATGCAAAGCCCGAATGGGTGACGGTAAGCCCGACGACACTCCACTACGTAACGCACAAAAAGTAGCTCACTACGGTACCCGAATGGTTGCCCTGGAAGAACGTGAGCTGGAATGCGCCTCTTAATTTTCAAATACTTCCCCCGTTTTATGGTTGGCATGTGTGCTATGCGAATCAATAAATGGGGTGAAGTCAAACTCAGGTTAGTGGTGGGCTCTGTTCATATAACATCCACCACTGATTTTAAACTTGCCGAAGTTGAATTCCTAAACCTATTTGGCTTCGTACTGTTCCCCCGCATTATTAATATTTACACCCCTTAGATAGCGAGTACCTACACCGTTATTTAGTTATCTAAAACAAACAGGATTTACTGTTATGCGTAAGTATCTGAACGCGACTAACGTGCCGCTATCTGTTGCTGTGTTCTTAGCAAATGACACCTATGATCACGAAGAAAATGTGGTCAGTGCCACCAAGCTCATAAAGTCGGTACGTCAGCTCATACTCGGTGGCCGAGTGCCCCAGGAAAAATCCCTGGTGGATATTAGTGGCTTGTTCAAAAGCCGTATGGGCACCGCCCTACACGACTCAATCGAACGGGCCTGGATAAACAACTACGAGAGTGCTATGGAAGCTCTGGGCTACCCCAAGGGCGTCATTAGTAAGGTCCGTATCAACCCGGCTCCAGACTCCACAGAAGCAGACACTATCCCGGTGTACCTGGAGAAACGCTCCTACAAGACCGTTAATGGTCAAAAGGTTTCCGGCAAGTTTGACTTTGTGGCTGAGGGTCGTGTTGAGGATTTCAAATCAACGTCTGTCTATATGTTCACCAAAGGCACCAAGGATGAGGAATTCCAACTCCAAGGCTCAATTTATCGTTGGCTTAACCCTGACATTATTACTGATGATGTCATTGCCATCAATTTCCTCCTGGTCGATTTCATGCCGGGTCGTGCCGCCAATGATCCGAGCTACCCCAAGTCCAGCACACCGCAAAAGTTAATCTCTTTGATGCCGGTGGCTGACACAGAAGCGTACATCGCTAACAAGCTGAGCCAGCTTAAACGGTATCAAGACGTACCAGAAGAAGACCTACCAGAGTGTTCCGACAAGGATTTGTGGCGCTCTGACCCGGAATACAAATACTACAAGAACCCTGAAAAACGAGCCCGTTCCACTAAAAACTTTGATGCCAAACAAGATGCGTATTCCCGCATGGCAGCAGACGGTGGCGTAGGCATTGTTGTCGAAAAACCCGGTCAAGTACTGGCTTGCAAGTACTGTCCTGCCTTCCCCATCTGCACTCAAAAAGACGAGCTAATCGCAGACGGTTCACTCCAACTTTAAGGACACACACTCATGACTGATGAATTCAGGCTACGTCCCTACGAGGAGATGGAACATCACCCCGTAGCCGATAAGCTGGCACAGATACTGTGCCAAAAAACCCAGAACACCAACCCATTGTTCTTTCGAGTCTTAGTGGGTTACTACTTTTCTGTCATGGCTTCCATGATGCGCACCACAATCATCACTCATGACCGTGGCGCAATTCCCGTTAACCTGTACGCCATTAACTTGGCAACGTCAGGTGCTGGTAAAGGCCTGTCTACGAATATGATGGAAGAGCAAGTTGTTGGTCAGTTCCAGCAACGGTTTACCACCGAAACTTTTCCGCTCCTGGCCGAAAACAACCTGCCTAAAATCGCAATACGTCGAGCCAGTTCGGAAGGTACCGATCCAGATGAAGAACTTGAGCGGACCAAAGCAGAGTTTAAGGCCCAAGGTGCGTTGCTATTCTCTTTTGATAACGGTACTGAAGCCGCCCTTAAACAGGCCCGATACAAGCTGCAAATGGCAGACGCCGGCGCTCTGAACCTTCAGATTGATGAGATTGGATCAAACCTCAGCAGCTCTGGTGAGGCCTTGAACGCTTACCTGGAGCTTTACGACGTAGGTAAGATTAAGCAGAAGATGACTAAAAACACCAAGGAAAACGTTCGAGCTGAGGATCTGCAAGGCAACACACCCACCAATATGATGTTGTTTGGTACGCCCAGCAAACTCTTTGACGGCGGCAAAATAGAGGAAGAGTTCTATTCCTGGGTCGATACGGGTCTAGGCCGGCGTTGCCTATTTGGCTACGCTAAAGGTCATGAACGAAACACCAGTATGACCGTAGACGAGGTTTACGATCTGCTGACCAACACCGACACGGATGCCTACCTGGAAAACATATCGGATCACTTTGAAGCATTGGCCGATATGATCAACATCAACAAAAAATTGGTAATGAGTGAGCGTGTTGCCAAGCTGTTTATCCAGTACCGGTTAAATTGTGAGCAACGTGCAACGCACTTTCGTGAACACGATGAAATGCGTAAAGCCGAAATGGCTCACCGGTATTTCAAAGCCACCAAGCTGGCTGGCGCCTATGCGTTCGTGGATGACTCGCCAGAGATCACCGAAGAAAACCTTGAGCAGGCTATTAAGCTGGTCGAGGAATCGGGTATCGCTTTCGACAACCTACTTACCCGAGACAAGCCATACGTCAAACTGGCGAAGTACATTGCTGAGTTGCAAGAAGACATCACTCACGCTGACCTGGTAAGCGATCTACCGTTCTACCCCAAAACCAACAGTGCCCGAACTGACATGCTGAACCTGGCAATCAGTCACGGATACAAGAACAACATCATCATCAAGAAAACGTACACCGGTGGTATTGAGTTCTTACGGGGCGAAACTTTGAAGAAAACCGACCTCAATGAAATGTGCGTCAGCTACAGCCAAGACATTGCCGTAGGGTATACCAACGAGGTAGCGCCGTTTACTAAGCTGCACCAACTCACCCAGGCAGACGGTATGCACTGGGTCAATCACCACCTCAAAGGTGGACATCGCCAAGAAGACAACGCCATTGCCGGGTTCAACCTTGTCGTGATTGATGTGGATGGTGGTGTGCCAATGGCCACTGCACAAAGCCTGTTGAAAGATTACACCTCGCTGATCTACACCACCAAACGTCACACCGCCGATAAAAACCGGTTTCGTATCATCCTGCCGATCAATTATGAGTTGAAGCTGGATGCCGATGACTTCAAAGAATTCATGCACAACATTTACGAATGGCTCCCTTTTGAAGTCGATACCGCTACCAGTCAGCGTGCCCGCAAGTGGATGTCCAATGACGGCACTTACGCGTACAACGACGGGCAGTTGTTGGATGCCCTGGCGTTCATACCGAAGACCAGTAAGAACGAGGAACGCAAGCGTGTGGTGGACTCTCAGCAGTCCCTAGACAACCTGGAGCGTTGGGTGGTGAATAACACCGGTGACGGTAACCGCAACAACCAGCTCATCCGGTACGCCTTCATCTTGTTGGATGTCCAGTTTGACTACGATGAGATCCACAAGCGTGTTGCCAACCTGAACAACAAACTCGCGGACAAGCTCACCGAAGCCGAACTACTAGGCACCATCATGGTGACCATCTCAAAGGCCCTTGCTAAGCGGGCTGCATAACCAATTTTACTCAGGGGGCCTCCGGCCCCTTTTGTGATCCATAAAGAAAACACAGGAAACTTTTATGAAACAAGAAGCTGTTAACGATCACCTGGTACTGCTGGTGGGTAAATCGGCTGCCGGTAAATCCGCCTCTCTGATGGCACTGGATAAACCAGAAGGTGTCATGTATTTGAACTGTGAATCAGGCAAGCGCCTGCCCTTCCGGTCCAAGTTCAGTGAGTACACCATCACCGATCCGCACCAGGTTCACGAAGCCTTCGGTGCAGCCGAGGGTATGGACAACATCCACACCATTGTGGTGGACAGCCTGACGTACATGATGGATATGTATGAATCCCTTTACGTCCGTAACTCTACCAACGGCATGAAAGCCTGGGGCGACTTTGCGGAGTTCTTTCGAGAACTGATGCAGCAGTACGTCGCCAAGTCCACCAAAAACGTGGTCTTCATTGCCCACACGCTAGATAGCTACAACGAGGGTGAGATGGTTATGGAAACCAAAGTACCGGTGAAAGGTTCACTGAAGAACAACGGTATCGAATCGTTCTTCTCCTGCGTCGTTGCCGCCAAAAAAGTGAAGCTCAAGGATGTATCCAAGTACCAATCCAAGCTACTAACCATTACCGACGAAGAAGAGATGTTGGGTTTCAAATACGTCTTCCAAACCAAACTGACCAAAGAGACCGTCAACGAACGGCTTCGAGGCCCCATGGGTATGTTCGACAACCAAGAAACCTACACCGACAACAACATGCAGTTGGTTTTCAACCGACTCAACGAATACTACGCCTAATCCCAGGCGTAGCGTTCTAACAACACTCAATCAAATCTGAAGGAATTACCTGATGTCACTACTTAACACAGTAAACACAGATCAAGAAACTACCGAAGGCACAGACTTTGCCGGCTCAACTGGCCCACGTGAAAGTGGTCTTTACCCTTACGAAGTCATCATGGCTTGGTTTGAGAAGAAAACCAGTGGCGCCTTGTTCATGAACCTCACCTTCAAGTTCGATGACGGTGGTGAGTACAAAGAAGGTCTGTGCATTGCGTCAGGCGATGCCAAAGGCAACAAGAACTATTACGAGAACGCCAAAGGCGAGAAGCACGGCCTACCTGGCTTCAACCACGCCAACAGCCTGACACGCCTGGCTTGTGGTAAAGATGTTCTTGCACTGGATACTGAAGAGAAAACCATTGGTGTCTATAACTTTGACGCCAAAGCCGATGTCATGACCAAGGTCGAGGTGGCCATGGAATTGCTGGGCACTCGCGGCATTGTAGGTCTGCAAAAGCAAATTGTAGACAAGCAAGCCAAGAACGACAGCGGCGTTTACGCCAACACTGGTGAGACTCGTGAAATCAACGAGATCGACAAGTTCTTTCGTGAGCGCGATCAGATGACCACCGCTGAAATCATGGCCGGTGCTGAAGCGCCAGCGTTCTACGCTACGTGGGATCAGAAAAATACCGGCAAGACGCGCAACAAGGCGACTGCCACAAACGATGCCAATGGTGCGTCAGGCACTCCAGGCAAAACGGCACCAGCAGCGGCCGGTGGAGGCAAAGCTGTCAAGTCCTTGTTTGTCTAAGACAGGTTTAACCAGGGGCCATACCAGCGGTCCCTGACCTTTTCCCCGATAACTGGAGTTAATATGCAACACAACGATGTGGAAATGGAAGCGGAGATTCAGGAAAAGAAACTGGACGCTCCTAGAATCACGCTGGACTATATCAATCAACTGGTATCTGAGCGTGTGACCTACCGGTTTGAACAACCAAAAGGTACAACCTCTACCTTCTGTCATGCTTTTCTGGATGACGCTTTTTATCTGGTTACAGGCCGTACAGCGTGTGTCTCCCTGGATAACTTCGATGCCGAGCTGGGAATGAAGTTCGCCCAACAAAGTGCGGCCAATCAAGCCCAGGACAAACTCTTTGAGTTGGAAGGCTGGCGCTTATACACGCAAAGCTGGCTGGAAGATTTCTCATGAGCAACCGTCTTAAATTTTATCAGTGCATCAAGCAAGTACACGCTGAGCCAATGACTTTCGCGCACTTCCTGACGCTACGATCAATCTCAAAAGCGGGAAACATGGACCCTCTAGCCAATGGTTATCATGTTATTTATGGTAAGGACACGGCTGATGAGTACCACTCCTGGTCGCCCAAGGCTGTCTTTGAGGAAGGCTATCTGGAAATTCCAGCCGGTACCGTGATGCCCAAGGCCAGACCGGGAGCCAAGGTTTCATGAGTCTGATCCGGGTGCTGGGCATGGACCCATCCCTGTCTAATTGGGGCTTGGCCGGCGGTCTTTATGACACCGACACAGGCGCACTGCATATCAAAGGTCTGGATCTGGTGACTCCTGTCTTCCCGACGGGCAAGCAGGTACGTCAGAACAGTAAGGATCTGGAGCGTGCTCATCAACTGGCTCAAGGCATTAAGCTGGCCGTACAGGACGCTGAGGCGATCTTTGTAGAAGTCCCGGTCGGTAGCCAGTCTGCCAGGGCCATGGCCTCTTACGGCATCTGTGTGGGTGTACTGGGTGCATTACGCGCCAACGGTACCCCGTTCTTCGAGGTGACCCCGACTGAGGTCAAGCTGGCCACGGTCGGCAAGAAGACGGCCAGTAAAGCTCAGATCATTGATCGAGCCATGACACAACACCCTGGTGACTTCTGGCCTATGCAAACCAAGAAAGGCCAACGCACCGTTATTGCCGGCAAGGCCGAACATATGGCCGACGCCATCGGTGCCATAGAAGCTGGCATCAATACCCCGCAGTTCCAACAAACTGTTTCGTTCATAAAAGCGGCGTAAGCCGCACAACCCTTCAAAGGAACACCTAATGAAAATCAATATCACAATGGATCAGCCTAGCATCGAAGAAGCAATCCGCGACTACGTTGCCAAAAACGGTATCACCAGCCCGGTACAAGAAGTGAAGTTCACCGTTACCCGTAAAGGCGGCACCAGCATTGACGCAGAAGTTATCCTCGGTTCCGGTGCAGTAAACGAAACTACACCGGAACCTGAAGCTGCTAATACCCCGGAAGGACCAAACAATCGGGCACCTGTAACCGACAACCCCAAACCCACAGCCAAAGCAAAGCCCATCAAGCCTACGGTTACACAGGAATCTGGCCCTGAAGAAGCTGCACCTGATAATGTTAAAATGGAGGATACAACGCCTCCGTTTGAACCGGACGTTCAGGCTGAAGAGACCAATGACGAAGCTGTGCAGGAAAAGCCGC